TTCCCACCCCTTCTAAACCTACGCATATCACGATACTTCTCAAATAAATCAACCACATGCTCAATAGCCTTATGTGAAACCCTCTTAGAACCTGATAGATCATCAGATAAAAGGGCCTCATCATACAACTCATCTAAATTATCATTCTTAGCCATATCTGCTCATCTCCATTTTCTCATATTCAGTCGGTAATAACCCTTCTTGTATAGCCCATTCTACAGTATTTATCTCTGGTGCCTTAACATTATTCTCCTCATACATCTCGACCTGAACCTCCCAAGAATCAGCCAGTGTATCAATAACATCATCATGCGTACCTAAGGACGTCGCACTCACCTGAGATAACTCATCCTCAAGCTCAAAGTGATCATGTCTCCAATATATCTTAGAGGCTCTTATTGGTGCCTTTAAAGCTTTAATACGAAATATTTTACGAATAGAGGATCTAGATAACTCATGAATATAGAAAAATATATCACGCTTCTCCATCTCATACTCAAGCATCCTCTTAAATGTCTTCTGGAATGCAACCGTCTCCATGGTCATTATCTCACAGTGCCACTTCCGCATCATATCAAACATCATCTCTATCTGCTCATAAGGGTCCGCTGACCGAAACCTCTCATAGTCCAAAACATACAAGTTACTCCCGCTATCCATACCCGTAATAGTGAAAACCGTATAGTCAGCACCCTCCCTCTCCGAGAGGGCTAAATCTGGTGTTAATAACACAGATACTTGCTTTCCTTTTACATATACTTTCCCCTCAACATCATCAATACGAATATCATTCTCATCGTAATAATTATACTCATCACGCTTAAAAACCTGCATTGCTCCCGATGTAGGGTTGTTCTGGTATTCCTGCGCAAACGACTCTGGATCTGTATTCCTAAGCTCCACTAATTCAGATACAGGTTTATGTTCTGGCCATAACGCAACCTCTTCTCCATCTTCATTCTTGCTAAGAGCCTGGTACCATAACACCTGCCAGGGTAAATGATCCTTAACCTTATTCTCACTTATATTCTTAAGCAACGAATCCATATGTAAAATAGTCCCCGTAATAATTATACGGCCATTCCTACTCTTAGATGGCATCAACGCCTTCGTTAACCAGTCCTTTAACTTCGTCCGACGATCTCTAGATGATACCTGCTCGTCATCCTCCAAATCATCGATATATATCATATCAGGTCGCCCCTTCTCATTAGCACCACGAACCTTCTGCCCAGCCCCCTTAGCCACAACCTTTAACCCTGTATTAGTCTGAAATTGAGAGTCAGCCCACTTATCCTTATTTTTTAAATATCCATAAACATCAATTACTCGATCATTATCAGTAAATTGGTCTCTTATCCATCTCAAGTTCTGAGCCGCCATCTCCTCAGACGCACCAATAATCACAACATAAGTTACCTCGCGATATAATAATTGATGCAATATATATTTCCTTGCAGTTGTACTCTTCGCATGACCACGGGGACATACAACACATGATCTAGGTGCCGTATTATATAACTTAACCATCTCATAATGAAAAGGCGCAGTAGCTACCCTATCTTGAATATCACTAAAGAAATAATCGTCAAATTGAGCAAAGTCATACTTAAATATAATCTTCTTTTCCTCAACATCTAAACGATTCATAACCTTGTAAAGCGTACGCAGCTCAGTAACCGAATTGTTCGCAAAAGCCTTCCTAGCTCTTACTTTTAACTTCTTCTTATTCTCACGTATCTTCTCTAATATACCTAGCTCTTGAGGGGGGATTGTAAAGTTTTTTTTTACCTCATCACTGTCCCTGAACTCGTTTATCTTTCGCAAGGTACGCTGATTGGTTGATTCTTTAGGAGTCGATACCTCTCCTGGCTTAGGATTTTCTTTCATCCAACGCCAAAGCTCTTTCCCCTCAGCTCTCGCCTTCTCCTTAGCCTCAAACCAATCAGCTAACTCATGCTTACCCTCATCCCGAAGCTTAGAGACCTTCTTCTTAGATGATCCTGGCATTACTTCAACTTAGCTCCGCCCATACGGATAACTGGACCTTCAGTCCCTTTAGTTAACCCTACTGCCGAACCGGCTTTCCCTGTAGCCGTTTTATTCATTAGTCCTGGTTGTGACATAATCTTCACCTCCTATATGTTTCTAACCATAATACTACATACCTGCGTCGATACCCATCTTACGAAAACTAACGCTATCACCACCCGTACTCTCATCCACTACTCTGCCACTATCCATACCCTTAGGCAAAATAGCTCTCATAGCATCACCCCTAACCACTATAGGACTCATCCCGCTCATCTTAGGTGACCCAACACCCTGCGATGATGATCCCATATTGACCTTAGATCCTCTCTCAACACGACCAATACCTCTGCTTTGTAAACTCATTTTAAAAACTCCTTAACTAAACCATCCCAAACAACAAATCCGACAAACTATCACTCCCCATAATATCATCACTATCAGATTCCTCGTCAGTAATGCCCAGTAGACCCTCAAGCTTAATAAGCCTCTCCTCAATACGCTCTAAAGTATTCTTAGAACTACTCCCACTATTAGCCCCCCCACTCATTCTTGACCCTATAACACTAAACCCCATTCTAGGTTCATTACCTGTAAACGGATTCGGATTATTATGCATAACTGATTTACCACCCATATAAAACACCTCTAACACATATCATACCGCATCTATCGACTTCATTAAATCCTCAACACTCATACCCTCAATATCCGCACTCACATTTATACTAGTCTTCGGGAACTTTGGAGCTAAAACAAGCTCTATAGCTCTCATATCAGCATCCTCAACAACAAATCCAGCTCCCTGACAAAGAGAACATGTAGCCCCATCCTGTCTACTCCCCTCTCCCTTGCAGCTCTTACACATCCTATTCTGTGGCTCAAGTCTCCGCTCTAAGGCATCAAACGCTTTTCTCTCCAGCATCTCTTTCTTACTAATATCCCTAAGGACATTAACCACATCAGTATCTCTGCTGGTTTTATCAATCGCACACTTACCGGCTATCGTAAGGCCTCTATCATCCATACTTAAATTATACACGCTTTTTATCGTTGGGTACATTGTTATATTTAGACTTTCTGATTTTCTTCAGTCGCGAGATACGGGGGGTGGCAAGACCATACCCTCCAGGACCCGAGATACCCCGCCCCCCTCGCCATTCTGACAATATAAAAATATAAATATCCCCACCCTAATGCGTCAGACTGTCTGATGTTTATGCTATCTATGTGTATTTATATATAAAATACGGTGGTCGTTAACAACTCAGAGTGTCGGGAGACATCCATATACGCGCGCTAGACAGACATATTAATAATCTCTCTAGTAACCCCATTGAGTCTCTTATTAAATCAAGTGTGTTGATCGCTGCCCATTAACTCCTGTTGGTTAAAAGTAAGCAAAGAAATACCACTAATAAAAGCATCAAGTTCCATCGATATAAAAACACCTGCCTTAACAGGAGAGGTGTTACGATATTTTACTTCTTTAAAAAAAAAAAAAACAGTCAACCCAAAGGTACCCTCTGCAATTTTTTGCACAAAAATCCATTTTTGAGGCTAAAACCCCAATAACCCATCGATAAAACTTGATACATGCGTTTTTTTTTAATGCTAAACCAGTTATCCACACACTAAAAACATCAATAAGTCAACTTATTTAATCTTTAACAACATTTTAGTTGTTGACTTTATAAATTAAAGTGATTATAGTTAATCAAGAAAACAACCTAATGTTTTCAATGTCTTTATTTTTATAGCTTAACAAGGAGGTATTTATTTTTAATTGTTTTTAGTTTATCAATTTTATAGCCCCGTTGAAAAATGGTTATTTATTTTTACAAGAAAGAGGTTTTAATTATGCGAGTTTCCAAGAGTTTTACGATTACACTAGATGAAAATGAACTAAATAAGTTAAATAAGTTTAAGAGTGAGAATGAACACATCTCATTAGGACGAGTTTTTAAGCGATATTTAATGACTGAGATAGAGAAAGAGACGCCATTCGTCTTAGAAGATGACCAGGGAAAGATAAATACAGATTTTAGTTTGGACTAACATATAAAAATGGGAGGTGTAAAAAATGCACACAACAACAGATTTAGCAGATTTTGGATATAGAGAGTTAGTTATTGCTTCAAATATAATAAGAGCTCTAGCAGAAAAACCTAAGCCGGTAGATTTTGAGACTGAATCAGGTTTAAAAATAATGATGAACAAAGAAAGTGGGGAAGTTTTTTTAACTAACAGCTTTGATCAGGTTGCTATGATAAATAAAGATGGGGTTCTTGAGGCTGATTATAGTACGCCAAGTGAAGGTCGAGAGGGGTTTTTATATGAATTAGTTTATGAAAACGATCTATCTGAATTTGATAGTGATGATTTAGAGTTCCTGATGGGTATAGCGAAGAGAAGAGATGATATTGATGCTCAGGAGCATATTAAGGGAGCTATGCAATGCAATTAAGCTACAAAGGGACGACTAGAGGCTTAATGGAATATCTAGCTAATAAATTAAAGGAGGATATGCATGATAAGGATGTAAAGGTGTAACTTAATTAATTGAATCATATAAGAGGGGTGTAATTATGGTTAAAGAGCTAATTAGTTTATTTATTCAGGAGTCAGACGAGTTGAAAGCTATGGAGTATCTGAGAATTATTGAGCGTCACTTAGATAATAAGAAATGATATTCATAGCAGTAAGTATATGTACGTTGAGTTTTTCTATCGCCTGTTATCAAGTATGGAGAGAGAGTAGGGAGGCTGAAAAGTTATATCGTAGGTTCAGGAAGTCTATTACAGACAAGATAGGAGTAGATACCAAATGAAAAAACAAGATTTTCTTAAATTATGGGACAAACTTACCGAAAGTGTTGAGAATCTGACACGGGTAGCAGATACTAACCGGCGATTATTGGCTGGAATATCAAAGTTGCTGCTAGAAAAAGAGGTTGTGTCACATGATGATATTAAAAAACTAGAGAATGACATTTCTAGTATTCTTGGGCAGAAGTACCCTAAAAAAAGCAAGAAAAAAACTAATAAGGAAACAAAAATAAGTACTTGACGGGTACTTATCGAGTACTATACAATGTATATAACAAATAGGAGGTGAATATACAAATGGACATAAACGAAAATGGAATTAACATAAACGAGATTGCGAGAGGGGCGGCTAAGGTTAATCAGATGATGAATAAATTGTTATCTGATCGTTTGGAATTAACTAATAGGATATCAAATATAAAAAAAGATATGATAGAGCCACTTAATGATGTTATTAGTCAGATAGACTCAGAGGTTTATAATTTAATGACTAAAATGGATATAGATAAGCATAAAGCTAATGGGTATGGCGCTTACATGAGTAATCAGACAGTTATAAAGGTAGTAGACAAGAGAAGAGCACTGGATTTCGTTTCTCGTAATCCACAGATTTTGAAGAGTGATATATTTAAAAACTCTGAGATTAATAAACTTATAAAAGAAGGGATTGTGCCTGATCCCTTAACAGATGGGATAGACTGCAATGATTCATATAAGAAGGTTACGTATAGACGGTCGTAGATACAAGTGCGGTGAGATTAAGATATATAGACGTCCAATAAATGTGGAAAGAGAAGGTTTCTTTAAAATGATAGGGAGAATTTTTTTATGAGCAGATAGATTATTGGCCTAGTCGACGGCGACGGTGAATGAATTATATTTATTTCAATCAAATACTAAAAGGATAAAAAAATGACACAAGAATTAGAAAAAAAAGAGACATCATTAACGACACCGGATTACTTGAAAAAATATCAGGGTGACGGGGCAGATGATATATCATCGAGCCTGATTGAGAAGTCATTTTTGCAGATGGCTCATGACAGCGATAAAGAAGGGGTATCACTTGGGGATTGGTATGATTCAGCAACAGGAGAATCGTTTGGACCAAGTGTGGTTGTAACGGTATGTAAGATTAGTCAAAACTGGCGCAAATTCGATTCGGACTTTAAGCTAGTGACACAATCACAAGATGGGGTAACCTGGGACAACGGGGATAGTTTATCAGAGGATGATAAATGGAAGTGCGCATTCTTAGATTTCTTCGTTATCTTAAACGATAATCCAAGTGGGCTACCTTTCATTATCTCATTTAAAGGGACTAGCTTTAGAACGGGGAAGAAGTTCACAACATCAATTGCAAAGTTTACAAAGGGTAATGGTGAGCCAATGTATGCTAGAAACTACACTTTGTATACAGAAGAGGCAAAGAAGGGAAGTAAGACATATTCAGTAGCAAGATATAAGTTAAACTCAGGATTCAATAGCGAAGATATAGTTGTATCAGCATCTAAAGTAAGGGGCATGGTGATGAATATTGTACCAACAATTACAGAGGATAACCCAGAGCCACAGGATGATAAAGAATATAATTTTGAAGACGCGGAATTAGATTAATGGGAGCGTAAATTGAAAAATAAAAAATTAGATACAAATAAAATAGTACACCTGTCATTCACCCAGGAAGACCATGAGAAGTTGAAAGAAAAGGCTAAGTCGTATGATATGCCTATGGCTACATATTCAAAGATGGTTGTATTAGAGAATATAAACCAGGAGCCTGTTATTCAGGAGGTTGAGGAAGATGTGTATTTCCGAAAGCCAAGAACTGTTAAGCGACAAAGATGAAACTTAGAAGTAAAGATAGCAAGATTTTCTTAGACTGCCCTTATGAGAGACGGGACATACCAGCTTCTCTAAAGGGCAGATGGAATAGAAGATATAAATCTTGGATGTTTGAGCCGTCTATAGTGGTGTATAACCAGATACTAGAGACGGTGAAGGATGAGGGGATTGATATAGAGGTGTGCCCCAAAGTTTCAGAGTATTTCGCAAATAAAAATCGAGCAATAAAAAACTTCAAGTTAAACAAAGAGTTCAAAACTAAGCAGTTTAAACATCAAGAGCATATAACTGCCCTTATAGTTAAAAGACAGAAATGCTTTATATTCGCTGGAGTAGGAACAGGGAAGAGCAAGGCAGCTATTGACGCAGCTACCTTGCTATGGGACATGGGACGAGTAAAGAAGGTCTTAATTGTATCACCTGCATCTATAATGTGGAACTTTGCGAACGAGATAAAGGTACACTCAGACTTTGATAGCACTATAATTTATGGGTCTATCACAAAAAGAAAAGATCTAATAAGCAACTCAACAACACTTTTTGATATTGTTAATTATGAGGTACTAGGGAAGTTGAGTCAGGATATCTTAAAAAAAGGATATGATATGGTAGTTTTTGACGAGGTTCACTATTGTAAAAGTAGAACGTCAAATAGATCTAAGGATGCATATAATGCAACGCAAGGGATAAACATCAAGGTTGGTTTAACCGGAACAATAATAAGTAATAATTATGAAGATTTATTCATGCCGTATAAGGTAGTAGACCAGTCAATATTCGGGCCTCACTTTACAAGGTTTAAGGAGAGGTACATCATAACTGAGCCAATGTTTAACCAGGTTATAGGGTATAAGAAACAAAATGAGCTCAAGAGGTTGGTGGCTAGTAACTCTATAAAATTTGACATAAGGGACGTAATAGATAACCTCCCAGATGAGCAGGTTATAATTAAAGATATAGTATTAAGTAATAAATCCAAGAAGCTTTACAGCCAGATGAAAGACGAGATGATTGTTGGGGTAGATAGTGGTCAGGTCGTTGCTCAAAATGTACTAGAGAGATTACTTAGGTTATCTCAAATAACTTCAGGGTATTTAGTGGATAAGGATAGCGATACGGTTGAGTATGTAGGGACTGAGAAGCTGGATGTTTTAAAAGAAACTTTGAGTCAGATAACAGATAAGGTTTTGATATTTTGCAGATTCACAAGGAGTATAGATAGGGTCGCAGAGCTTTGTGAAAAGATGAATCTTGGTTACCATATTTATGATGGAAGAACTAAGGATAAGGAAGTTTATCTGAAGTTTAATAATGATGATTCACGTGTATTTATTGCGCAGATACAAAAATCAGAGGGATACAGCCTACCTAACGCTAGGTATTGTATATTTTATGAGTTAGATTACTCTAGAAAAAATCACATCCAGAGTAAAGGCCGGATATTGAGGGCTACCGGAAGTAAGCACGATTGTATTTTTTACATTTACTTACTTGCTAAAAATACAGTTGATAAGGCGATTTATGGGTCGTTGAAGAAGAAAGATTTTACAAGTAGAGAAGCATTGGCGTTTGTCAAGGGAGCAGAATAATGATAGAGATCTTAACTATATTAGGAGTTGTCGGAATGATTCACTTTTATATGGAGATACAAAGGAAAGGGAAAGAATATATATCTGATTTTAAAGATAGAGGGAATTTCCTTATTGAGGAAATGTCTATAAGCAATAAGACTGAAATATATAAAACTAAGTTAAAGATAGTTGGTTACTGTAGAAAAATAGAGTATATAGAATCTACTCTTAAATCAATAAAAGATGATTTAGACCTTATAGATTTAAGAATTAACGGAATAGAGAACATAGAAAAACCCATAGAGTTCAAGCATTTATTCAAAGATTCGGTTCATGCTGAGGAATGATAGAGGAGTAGAAAAATGAGAGTACAACTATCAGATAAGTACCATTTCGAGAGATGCCCATTTTGTGGCAATGATGACAATTTTTCTATATTAGAAGGTGACTACGGTACATCACAGGTAGAGTGTGCAGACTGTAATGCCAGGGGGCCAGAGGAGGTTGATGATTATCACGGTTTAATTATACAAGCATGGAACGAAAGAGGTTGAAAAATGAAGTACAAATTGACAGAAGATACAAGAGAGTTAGAGCCAGGGGTTATTGTATACAGAATAGAAGCTTTGAAAGATTTTAAAACTATTGGAGGAGATGTGAAAAAAGGAGATAAGGGAGGCTGGATTGCTTCTGAAGAAAACCTATCACAGTTAGGGGCATGCTGGCTTTTTGATGAGTCTGTTGGTTATGAGAACTCAAGACGCAGTGAGGATTCAATCGCTAAAGGTAACAGTAAGCAATACGGTAATAGCAGGCAATCCGGTAATAGCCAGCAATTCGGAGATAGCCAGCAATACGATAATAGCCAGCAATTCGGTTATAGCTGGCAATACGGGAATAGCAGACAATATGGTTATAGCAGGCAACACGGTTATAGCGAGCAGTTCGGTAACAGCAAGCAATCCGGTAACAGCAAGCAATCCGGTAACAGCAAGCAATCCGGTAACAGCAAGCAATCCGGTAACAGCAAGCAATCCGGTAACAGTAAGCAATCCGGTTATAGTAGGCAATACGGAGATAGCAGGCAATCCGGAGATAGCAAGCAATTCGGGGATAGCAGACAATTCGGTTATAGCTGGCAATTCAGTGATAGCAAGCAATCTGGTGATATCAGGTTATTGAACAAATTAAAATGGAACGAGAGAGGTTGAGAAATGAAATACAAATTGACAGAAGAGACAAGAGAGTTAGAGCAAGGGGTTATCGTTTATAGAATAGAAGCTTTGAAAGATTTTAAAACTATTGCAGGAGATGTGAAAAAAGGAGATAAGGGAGGCTGGGTTGCTTCTGAAGAAAACCTATCACAGTTAGGGTCATGCTGGCTTTTTGATGAGTCTGTTGGTTATGAGAATTCAAGACGCAGTGGGGATTCAATCGCTAAAGGTAGCAGCAGGCAATACGGGAACAGCAGGCAATTAGGGGATAGCTGGCAATTCGGTAATAGCAAGCAATACGGTAATAGCAAGCAATCCGGTAATAGCAGGCAATCCGGTAATAGCAGGCAATGCGGTAATAGTAGTCAATCCGGTAATAGCCAGCAATCCGGTGATAGCATGCAATCCGGTAACAGCAGGCAATCCGGTGATAGCAAGCAATACGATAATAGTTGGCAATACGATAATAGCCAGCAATCCGGTAACAGCCATCAATACGGTGATAGCGAGCAATACGGTAATAGCAAGCAATACGAGAATAGCGAGCAATTCGGGAATAGCAAGCAATACGGTAACAGCCAGCAATACGGTGATAGCAGACAATACGGTACAAGCAGGCAATACGGTAACAGCAGGCAATACGGGAATAGCTGGCAATACGGTAATAGCCAGCAATACGGGGATAGCGAGCAATTCGGTAATAGCTGGCAATACGGTAATAGCAAGCAATACGAGAATAGCGAGCAATACGATAATAGCCAGCAATCCGGTAACAGCCATCAATACGGTGATAGCGAGCAATACGGTAATAGCAAGCAATACGAGAATAGCGAGCAATTCGGTAATAGCAGGCAATACGGTAAAAGCAGGCAATACGGTAATAGCTGGCAATACGGTAATAGCAAGCAATACGAGAATAGCGAGCAATACGATAATAGCAAGCAATACGGTAACAGCCAGCAATACGGGGATAGCGAGCAATCCGATGATAGTTTGCAATCCGGTGATAGCAGTCAATCCGGTAATAGCAGGCAATACGGTAAAAGCTGGCAATACGGTAATAGCTGGCAATACGGTAATAGCCAGCAATACGGGGATAGCGAGCAATACGGTGGTAGTGAGCAGTGCGGGAACAGCCAGCAATACGGGGATAGCGAGCAATACGGTAACAGCTGCCAATACGAGGATAGCGAGCAATACGGTAATAGCAAGCAATACGAGAATAGCGAGCAATTCGGGAATAGCAAGCAATACGGGAACAGCCATCAATACGGTGATAGCAGACAATACGGTGATAGCAGACAATATGGTTATAGCAAGCAATTCGGGGATAGCAGACAATACGGTGATAGCAGACAATATGGTTATAGCAAGCAATTCGGGGATAGCAGACAATGCGGGGATAGCAGACAATGCGGTGATAGCAGACAATGCGGGGATCGCAAGCAATCCGTTTATAGTAGGTTATTGAAAAATCAAAATGGAACGAAAGAGGTTGAGAGATGAATAAATTAATAAGCGCACCAAGGGAGAATTTTCACATGATAAAGTTAGCAAAAGACAAGAGAGGTCATTTTATAGTTGGTTTTTTAGTTGGTATTGTTTCATTAGGTAACTTACCCTTATCTATAATGGCCGTACAAGCAGGAGCTATAGGGAAAGAGGTTTATGACTACCTAAATCCTAAGAATCACACCTGCGACCCCATGGATTATATGGCAACGGCTGCTGGTGGGTTCGCTAGTATATCTATAATAGAAATTGCTAAGTTTTTAGTATGAACACACTAGACACATATAAAGGATTATATGAAATGAGTAAGGAACGAATTGTAATAACTAAAGAAGAATATTTAATTTTATTAGAAGAAGGCATAGACACAAGAGACTATATAGTCAGGGGTTAGAAAGATGTTTAAAAAAATAAGTTTAATAGACCCGAACGAATGTTATATGGTTACATCATATAACAGTGATGGAACGAAAGATGATTACTATATGTTTGATATGACGACACCATATAAACATATGAATTATAAACAAAAAAAGGAAGTTTTAGGTCTTTTTGATGAGGAGTCTGAGTGTGAGTAAAACAAAAATAATCTGGGTGACCCCAGAATGTGAGAAGGTAATAGGGTATTGTGCACGGGTGAGTAACCCTGCAAACCAAGATAACCCAAATGTATCTAAACTATTAAAATACTGTATGACCAAAGGTCATTGGTCTGTATTTGAGATGGGTAGTATGTGTGTGGAGATTACAACTAGTCGAGCTATATCGGCCCAGATACTTAGACACCGTAGTTTCTCATTTCAGGAGTTCAGTCAAAGGTATGCAGAGGCTACGTCATTCGAGACGCAAGAAGCTAGGAGTCAGGATCTTAATAATAGACAAATGAGTAATGACGACTTAACAGAAGATAAGAAGTCTTGGTTTAAATGCGTATTGAAACATCACCAAGAGAAGTCTTTAAAACTTTACAATACAGCCATTGAGCACGGTGTAGCTAAAGAATGTGCAAGATCGCTACTTCCATTATCCACTCAAACAACTTTATATATGTCTGGAACGATTCGTAGTTGGATACATTATCTAAAACTAAGGACAGGTAACGGCACTCAGAAAGAACACATGGACATAGCATTAGATATAAAAGAAACACTTATTAAAGAGATACCAACATTAAAAGGACTAATTTAAATGAAAAAAATAATATCATTACATCCAGACCCAAGTTCACCTTTCTCTTTACCTGGTTCATTAAATGTAAATATCAATATGAACAATAATAGTGTAGTTAATATTATAAGTAATTCTGAAAAGATAGACGAAGCATTCTCAGATTATATTTTTAGAATTAATAAATTAAAACTAACGGAAGCGAGGTTGAAAAAGTCTTTATTATGAAAAATTTAATAACAAATAGACAATTAGTCTCTCTAAACACAGCTAGAATAAAATTAAAAGAAAAACACCCAAGAATAGCAGATGATTTAAGACAAATATTTCAGATTATAATAAAGGAACAGGAGTTAGACAACGGCAATGATGACAGTTGATGAGGTAAAAGCAACCCGTTTTATGTGGGTAAAAAACATAAAAGAAAATGAATTCTTTTATGGGAATAATGGATACAAAAAGGCCTGTGGGAACTGTAGGGGTCTTGTGCCTGTCAACACTAAGGATGATGATATATGTGCAAAGTGCAGTACAAAAATAACAATAATAGCAGTGAGGTTGATAAATGACATACATAATAGCTGAGTTAGGGCAAAACCATAATGGGGATATTGATACCGCATATAACATGATAGAGAAGGCCTCAAAGAGTCAGGTTAACGCAATCAAGCTAACCATGAGAGATCTTGATAATGAGATGACGGATGATATGGCTAATTCACCTTATAATTCACCAAATAGCTACGGAAAAACATACATGGATCATAGAAAGAAATTAGAGTTAGATCCGGTAGATATAAACAACTTATGTATTAGGGCGAAAGATTTAGGGGTGGATGTAGTTATTACATTATGTTCATCAACGCTTTTAAACAAAAGAATAATAAGAGAGCACATAATACCAAAATGCGAATATATTAAGATTGCATCGAGAGACATAACCAACATACCTTTATTAGAAGGGATAAAGCCTCTGGATAAAAAAATAATAATATCTACAGGTATGTGTGATTTTTTCGAGTTAACAGAGGCTCTTAAGATACTATATAAGAAAGACGTAACAATAATGCACTGTGTGTCTAAATACCCAACAGAAGATAGTGATGCTAGATTAATTCGTATAAACACACTAAAGAATCAATATGGAATACGATATAGAATAGGTTACTCGGACCACACGATGGGGATAGATGCGGTTAAAATTGCGGTTTGTATGGGGGCAACAGTAATAGAGAAGCACATGACATTAGACCCTGAAGATAAGGGGTCAGATCACAAAGGATCTTTGACACCAGTCAAATTTAGATACATGAGGAGACAGGTGAATTATATTCAAGAAATGATAGGATTAGATCATTCATTATCGGCTATAGATGGTGACGGGATTAAGGGGTCAAGAATTAAATTAATGCGGTCAATATGTGCTAATAGAAATATAAGAAAAGGGGAGGTTTTTACGGAAGATAATTTGTGTCTATTAAGCCCTGGGGACGGTATACCTGGTAATTACTATCGCAATTTAATAGGCAAGACTTGCAATTCAGATATAAATGCTAAGACAGCTATAAAAATGGAGAATATAAAATGAAGACATACTGTTTTGACATGGACGGGGTCATATGTGAGATAGACCATGATGATTATCAATTTAGAAGTCCTATAAGAAATACAATTTTAATTATGGCCCAACTAAAAAAAACAGGGAATATAGTAATTATTCACACAGGAAGACATATAAACAACCTTAGCATTACTAAAAGTTGGTTAAGTAGGAATAAGGTTAAATACGATCTTATTCAGTTCGGGAAGCCAGTGGCAGACTTATACATTGATGATAAAGGCGTGAGGTTTGAAGAATGGAACGAGAAATTAATAAAATACTTGTAATAATTTGCGCTAAAAAAAACTCTAAAAGATTCCCAAGTAAAAATGAGATTCTTATGGATGATGTAATAAAAGAGTGCCTAAGAGATAAGAGGATATCTAGAGTTGCGTTAGCAACGGACATCGAGCGGTTCCTCGAAATGGGTGATGATAAGCTAAGTGTTTTAATGCGACCTAAGAATGCATTAGAGCCAGAGGATTCAGTTTTTCTTATAGCAAGATGGGTATACCTATCTATGGGGGACCACTACGATATAGTGTCTGTAGTACTACCGTCTGTTATAGGGTTTAAATCTGGGTTTATAAAAAAGACCGCTGACATATTGGTATCAAATAATCTAAATGAAGTACGAACATACAATAATGAGGGGGTTGAAAACGGTGTAATAACAATGAGGAGTGAGTGTCTAAAGAGCAGTAATGTATCAACTTACTGTGGTGCACTTATAACAAAAGCACATGAAGTCCATCTACCTAGTGAGCTAAGATAATGAATATAATAGATGAGATAAATAAAAGACTCACTATAAGTGAGGTATTAAGCTATCTCCCAGAGATGAAAGAAAATGGGCATAACTATATAGGGAAATGCCCTGTGGGGCATAGTAGCAAGTCTGGGACTAGCTTTCAGGTAAACACAATAGAGCCGACATTTAATTGCTTTAACTGCGGTGTATCCGGTAATTATATACATCTAATAGAGCTAATAAAATTTGGGTCATGCTCAAGAGGTAAAAAAGCATCAGAGTCATTTAAAGGGGCTATAAAATACCTTGCAAATAAATATGAGATAAATCAACAGGACTCATCATATGAGGGAGGTGTTTACTCGCCTGTATTTGATATAATCGAATATGCGGTATCCGAATATCAGTCACAGTTAAAAAAAACAAATATGGCTGAGTCTATATGTAAAAAATATGGATTCAATAAAGAATTTTTAGAGACTGAAAGATGGGGGTATGGTGCGGTATGTCCTTCGGTGAATATGCGGGAATACTGGACTCAAGAGGAGCTTTTGTCATCAGGGTTATTTAATAAATCAGAAAAATCAAAGACGGGAGTATTCCATATATACCAAGGGAGATTAGTCATCCCATATAATGACTACGGTGTGGTAAAGTACACCATAGGTAGAAAGACATCAAAAACAAATAATTGGGGCAATGGAGTAGAGTCCCCAAAGTATTTTAAGCAATACTTAAACTCTGAGAAAAGACCATGGGTATCAAAATCAATAAAAAACCAGATAATTAAGTGCAGCAAAGACAATGATGAAGTTGTCATAACGGAAGGGGTTACAGATTATTTATCAGCAAAGATGCATGGGATCAATTCCGTATCTGCGGTCACGACATCATTCAAAAGAGATGAGTATGGAAGAGTCGTTGAATTTTGTAAGAATTTTAAACGGGTTTATATCGCTAATGATAACGATGAAAATCAGGCTGGCCAGAAGGGTACTGATAGAATTTGTGAAATGTTGTTACATGCTGGCATTAACCCTTTTGTTATACTATTGCCTAGGGGCCCTGGAGTATCTAAAATAGATTTAAATGAATTTATAAAAGATAAAGGTGTCGAGGCTTTCCATGAATTAAAGTTAGAATCAGAATCTTATATAGATCACTTAATTAATAAAATACCACCTGATACTGACAAGAAAGATCTCGTTTTAAAACTAGAACCGATATGCAACCTCCTTTCAAGTATGCCGAAACATATTGCTGAGGTTTACGTTTTAGATAAGATAAAGCAACGATTCAAGTTATCATCATTTAAAAATATACTTAGGTCTATACAAGACTTGGTCTTTTCAAGTCAAACTGAGGTGTTCAAAGATAAGGATACAGAGGATGATAAGTCGTCTATATTTAAAGATCATGAAAATGATATAAAGCTAATAAGCTCAGGGCAAGATTATAAGGAGGGGTTTCTTTATTACACAATAACAAGACCTAAGACCGTTACTGATAAAAATGGAATAATGAAGGTTGTTAATGAAGTTTTAATGGTTTGCTCGAATGGAGATATCTCGGTAGTAAAAGATTACCAGATTATTAAAGAAAACTTCGCGCTACAGAGGAAATTAGGCCCTGAGTATAGGTGTGAGTACTGGTCTTTTAAGGATGGCCCATACTCGGTAAATAAGTACGTAAATGGCAAGGCCATGGTAGATCCAAGAGATTTATACGAGAAACTTCTTAAATTTATAAATAGATTTGTTTATTTTAAAAAAAATTACGATGCTTCATTCTGTGCAGTATTATTAATGGTGACATCGTTATTTATGGTTTTCAATGCAGTCGGCTATGTCCACCTTCTAGCTGAAAAAAGGTCTGGCAAAACGACACTTTTAGAGATATTTCATCTCTTAGGTTTTAACTCGCAACTTGCGTCATCAATATCTGATGCAGCCCTTTTTAGGAGTGTTGAGGCGTTCCGCTGCATGCTTCTTATAGATGAAGCTGAAAATCTTAACCCAACTCAAAAGCAAAGAGAGGTAGGGCAGTCAGAAAAATTAGAACTTTTGAAGGCTGGGTACAAAAAGAGCGGTTCGGCAACAAGGTGTGAGGGACAATCGAACTCGGTTGTTACGTTTCATAACTACTGTATGAAAATATTTGCTGGAACAAAAGGCGCCGACTCCATACTTGAAGATAGGATGATTTTATTAGAGATGATTAGAGCCATGGAGGGCGTTGAGATAGAGGAGCTTATAGAGGCTAACGTGAAAGATGAATCTCAGGAGCTTAGAGATATGATCTATTGCTTTGGGATGCAGTACGCGAAGGATGTTGACGATATCTACAGAACATCATTATCTAATAAGCGCGAAGAGTTAAAAAAGAGTAAGGTTACATTTAGGCAGAAAGAGTTGTGGACCCCATACCTATGTGTAGCAAAGCTAATAGATGATAAGTCACATGTAAATGAGAGTGTTTTTAATATTATGCTTGAAAAGGCAAGGGATGGAGTAGATACAAGAGAGGCGTTTGGCGGGGATACTAAATCATTAGAGATAGTAGAGAGGTTATATCTTTGGATTAAAAGAGTTCAGGATGGAAAAATAAAAGATATGAGCTTCCTATATGATGGCGATGTATATATACGTAGAGGAATAAGCGATCACTTCATTAAAGACGTCTTAAAGAGTAAAGAGAATGAAGATGATTTTAGTTATATGACATACCAGAAGCTTAAGCAATTATTGAGGAAGTTTCATATAATAGATAAAGACTCGGATCTAAAAAACCATAATACAGGGGGCTCAAAAGGGTCTGCGATAATATTAGATAGATGCAGAATGCTAAAGGCAATAATGACATATAAAAACAATTTTGACGAAGAGGTTCTAGAGGATATAAATAAGATGAATAATATAAAAACAGAAGTAGAGTATGACTTTAATGAAGAGGGGCTAGATTAATGAGTATGTTTTTTACAACGCCACAATATAAGGCGTTATGTAAGGTTCGTGAATATGTAATGACTATCAATACAGAGGCTAACTATAATAAATTTATAAAAGTACATAATGACTGTGTTAGTTTAGCAAAGGAGCATTATAAAAATATTGGATGGAGGGAAGAGTCTGAATCTTACGCCTGGGGGGGTCTTAAAAATATCCCTGAAAGAGTAATACCGATGGGTGGTCTAAGTTTTTTAGATGATCATAAAATGTATATAAGTGAAGATCAAAGAACTTGGATATTTAGAAATATTAAGAATGGAGAGATTATAAAATACACCCCATCAGAAACAGAGGAGTTAAAAAATTACAGTTGTAAAGATTTAAGAAAGATACATGAAATTAAAGTACAATTCGAAGGAGATATTTTAAATGGCAATGAAGCAAGAAAGCGCACTCGTACTAAAAATAAAAAAGGAGCTAAACAGTTATGACCAGTCATTCTTTTTTAAGATACATGGGGGGCCAATGCAAATGGCTGGTATCTCAGACCTCATCGGTGTTTATAAAGGGAAATTCGTTGCTATCGAGGTTAAGACTCCAAGTAACAAGAAAGGGACGACGAAGCTACAAGATTGGTTTATCGATAGCGTCAATAACTGTGGTGGGATTGCTTTTGTTGCGAAGAGTGTCCAGGAAGTAATAGATAAAATAATTGAAATAGATAACACTGTATGATACATTGTATATTACCATCCTGGGTCACCCCCCTCCCTGGGCACCAGGGTGGTATTTATTTGAGGAGACAAAAAATGCAGATAAAAAACGAGAAGGATGCGTCTATATTAATGGAAGCTTTAGACATAACATCCAATAATAGAATGACTCAGTACGGGGATCCTAAGCACAACTTCCAGGATATAGCTGATCTATGGTCAGGATATCTAGGTGTAGATGTGTCTAAGAAGGATGTGTCTTTAATGATGGTTTTATTTAAAGTAGCAAGAGAGAAGGCTGCTCATAAAAGAGACAATTTAGTAGATATGGCAGGGTATGCTAGAACTGCTGCTATGATAGAGGGTTTGGAATGAGGATATTAATAACTGGTGCAGCCGGATTCATAGGGCATCATTTACTAGAATACATTTACCTGAATACTGATTGGGATATAGTATGTCTTGATAGACTAGACTATAGTGGAAATCTAAATAGAATTTCAGATCTAAATATGGATTCTGTAAAAAACTCAAAACGATTATCAATCGTACATCATGACTTAAAGTCGGCAGTAAACCCTATGATATCAAAAATGATTGGAGATGTTGACTATATCGCGCACCTTGCAGCAGGGTCTCATGTAGATAGATCAATTGATTACCCTATGGATTTTGTTCTTGATAATACAGTAGGTACAGTAAATATCATGGATTATGCAAGAAAACTTAAATCATTAAAGAAGTTTATATATTTTTCTACGGACGAAATATTTGGTCCAGCACCACAGGGTTTATCGTATAAAGAGTATGATAGATATAACTCGACAAACCCTTATAGCGCATCAAAAGCTGCTGCTGAGGAGCTTGTAGTAGCCTATCACAACACATACGGACTACCAGCTATAATTACACATACTATGAATGTATTTGGAGAGCGTCAGCATCCAGAAAAATTCATACCAATGTGCATTAAGAAGGTTAGGGATGGTCAGAAAGTAACAATACACTCGGATGAGTCAATGAAAAAGGCTGGTTCTAGGCATTATATACATGCAAAAGATGTCGCATCTGCACTTTTGCATCTTATAAATTACGATACAGTTAACATGCCCATACACGATAGCGGTGTAAAATGTCAGAAATTCAATATTGTGGGGTCAAAGGAAATAGATAATCTTGAGCTTGCAAAGACAATAGCTTTAAACGTTGGTAAAGAATTAATATATGAGATGGTGGACTTCCACTCATCAAGACCAGGGCACGACTTGAGGTATGCATTAGATGGTTCTAGAATGAAGTCTATAGGGTGGGAGCCAGGAAACGTCATGGATAATCTTTGTAATACCGTATACTGGTCATTAAGGAATGATAGATGGTTATTATAAACAATAAGAAGTCAGAGCACTTCTATATGAGAGTAAATTCAGATCAAAAGAAATATATGAAGGAGTGTGCTAATAAAAGAAATATGTCGATGTCTGCGTATATATGGTATTTAATAACTAAAGATAATGAGGAGCTAAAAAAATGAAAAAAATAAACCTAGATAAATCTATTGTGGATCTAAACCAAAAAGAACTTAAGGACGAGAATGGGAATACATTAACTCTCGCAAAAACACTTGGCAATTTCTTTGCTGGAGCAAACACAGAGGAACCAGGTAAGTATATAGCATGGGCAGTAAGTCTAATGACAGAAGGCGTAATTAAAGTAGATGATACAGATAAAAATAAAATATTAGATCTAATTAAAACTCACAAAGGAATGACGAATATTCTTAAGCACCAATTAATCACAGAAATTTCTAAATGAAAATATTAATAGCTTTAGGGATTATATTAACCGCACTGTATATTGAGATCTCAGGGTACAGTGCGGTAGTTCTTTTTTTCTTAGGTAAATTATCGTTAGCTATGTTTTTATGCTTATTTATAATAGCATCTACAAATATGGCTGAGTCGTTTATTGACCATAAGAAAAATTAATTTTCAGTTTTAGATACATCACTAACTACCGTCTGCATCATCTGTCTTAGTGCTTCATTTTTAAAAGAAGGGACACTTAATAGGGATTTAGAATACTTTTCTAATATTGGGTCTAACACATCAGCGGTAATCGGGGCCCACTTCTTTATTGCTAAAAGATTAACTGCACCTTGTATAGATTTTCCAACCGCACCAGGCAGAACCCTAGCAGCAGTATCACCTGCTATGTATGTGCCAAGTAAGCTATTTGCAACATCCCTATCTGCCCCCATTTTTAATAATTTATCCTTTTGTTTTACATCAAGATTTTTTAATTTAAGAAGACGGCTCTCTAAAACATCCGCTAGATCATTAGATACCATCTCAGGTTGTCCAATTGACTTTAGTGATTTTTTAATATTTGACTTACTTATCTGACCCCTGGCTATATTTATCATGGACTCATCAATTGAATCCGCTAATTTAATCATATCAGGTACCTTAGAAGCCCTTAGTATTTTTGATTGATTAGCTATCTTTAATACACTCTTATTACTTATATCAAAAATGCTTTCACCTGACTGTGCTATCTCTAGAGCTTGCTTATGGCCAACTTTTAGAAAGCTATCACCTACTCGCTCTGACTCTCTTAGCATACCCTTTATATCAGCTTGCACTATATCTTCAGCGTTACGCATACCAAGATTACCAGCTTTCAATAAATCACCCCTAAATAACTTATTTGATTTAGCTAAATTTATAGTTTCCTTGTAGCGTTCAGCTAATTTACCAGATAATCCAAAAGTTGAATCGGATAACTTGCTATCAAGAACACTTCTTATTTCAGATAAAGTTTCAGCTAAAGCACCACTAACCTCACCACCAGAATTATATAACTTACGTTCCTGAGCAGTAATTTGTCGTCTTAAAGCTATCGCGTCATTAACCGTGTGCCCATTCTTCTTTGCATTTAATGTTTTAATTAGACCTTTAACTTTACTCATAGACTGAAATATGACGGGGTCATTCGATTTACTTAACTTATTCAAACCGACAATAGTATCCTTTAACTCTATGGTATTACGACCGAACTGCTCCCCTATAAGATCATACTCCTTACCAAGCTCTTTTAGAGCCTGGTTTGAAGCTCCTGCTATCTCTTTAGAAACTTTAGTAACCTCTTTATCTAGAATTATACCAATTTTACCAAGAGCCTTATCTGCTCTGCCTTCTGACATTGCTTTTTTAATTGCATGATCTTTTTTTATAGCTTTATTTGCATCAGAGACTTCCTTATTAATCATATCAAGTTTAAGTTGAACCTTAGCTTTATTGTTAATAACCCTCTGATTAGATTGCTTTAATAGACGCGAAGCCCTTACATTTTTTGATAAGCCACGCACCGCTGGACGTACAGCTTTAGCAGCAGCCCCTAGTCCAAGAAGGGGGACGTCGATAAGTGCGCTCATACCTGCTTCACGTGCTGATCTCTTCATAATCTCAGAGCCAGGGCGATCTTTACCACCGAAATGAGCCTCCATTACATCTCCTAAGGCTCGTCCTCCACCACTACCTATAGCGCCCCCTATAATAGCACCAGCAACCCCACCTACGGCGGTTCCTAACACAGGAACTGCGCTACCTATGGCAGCGCCTTGTGCAGCCCCAGAAACGGAACCTAATAACCCTCCTAATATAGGGGCACTCTCAGAAATAACCTTCTCAGTGGTCGTAAAATCTTCTACAGGCTCTGGTGTCGGTTCATAATTAGGGTCACTTGGGTCTAGCTCATCTAGAAAGACAACTCTCCTTTTTGGAGCGTTCGATACCAATTGATTATCCGATGTATTAAGTTTATCACTATCTAAAAATTTAACTGGCATTATTCAATTATCGCCTTTCTTTTTCTACCTGTGGCATCCTCAATCTCAACCACTGCGCCTTTTCTAAGCCCAGAACGCTCAGCTTCCTCTACACTTTTAAATGTACCTTCTGGTGGTTTTTGACTCGCTTCAAAATCAGATATAGCTTTCTCAGCTACCTCAGAGTTTTTCACAATCTTTCTTACGCTACCAGGTATAGCAAGTTCAGATTCTAACCCAAACCTCTTAGCGGTAGCATCTGCAGTCTTAACATTCTCCCTTAAAGATCTACTCCCACTAATAAATGTCTTATTAGCTACATTTAATATACCAGCTCTTTGCTGCGGGCTTAATGTCTCACCTTTAAATATATTATTTACCTTAACACCAAGGGATTCTAATAATCCTAATGAGTTATTAGCTAATTTAATCTCACCCTCTCTGACAACAGACTCAGGGTCTAGCATTTTAATAAGAGAATACACCAATCCAATATCATTTATGTTCTGGAAAGATTTTTTAGTCACGATTGCCTTGCCTGTACCAGTTAATTCACCGAAATTATCATCCAGCCTAAGAGTTGATTTAGATTTATCTAGACTAGAAAAATCACGCACATTATTAAACCATTGATTAAGCGTGTCAGCAGTTTTCGATTGAGTAATTAGGTCGTTTTTAATCTCACGTATAGCCGTAAACCTTTGCCTCTCATCTAAACTACCTGACTTTAAACCTTCAGAAAGAGATTTTATTCTCATTAGTTTTTCCCTATCCTTTAAGGCTAGGGACTCAGTGGCAGATTTAGCTATATCTTCTTGCTTAGATAGTAACCCCTCCCCTGCTCCTGATCCAAAAGTTGACACCCCCGTCTTTCTAGCTGCCTTAGCTCGATTTATGGCTGTTTGTTGTAAGGCGCCAACAATAGTGTTTGTTGGTTTAGTTACAGATAAGCTCATATATTTATTAGGGTTATCAATACCTACTGATTTTAGTTTTTTAAGCGAAGCCTCTGGCAACTGAGTTCCAACAGGTAATCTAGATAACTGCCTTGTTAAAGTAGCTCTTTTTTGAGATTTATCAGCTAAAGATCTATACTGCTCTAATGTTAAGTTAGGTACTATATTTTTTACATTATTATAAGTTGACTCAGACTGAGCTTCCTCTGGAGGTAGTTCACCAATTTTATCCATTAATGTAATCATTTTAGAAGAAGCTTCTTTTACTTTTGTGGCTTTTTGCTGGGACTTCATTAGATCATCCTGCCCCTTAATGACAGACTCTAATGCTATCTCTGATCTAGTTTTTGCGCCACCAGCCCTAGATTTTGCTGCTGCTTTATTATTAGATATAGGTTTTCTCTTACCTGTTTTAGATGATCTTGGCGCTGGTATATTATTGGATGGCATATCACTAATTTCAGTATCCAACTCTGCAAATTGTGCGAATCCTAACGACATTTAGAGACTCCTTTTATTGTTTTTCTATATACACTCATTATACTATTTGTTTCGAAAAATGTATTTAAGCTATCGCACTTATGTTTATTTATAAAATATGCGGATATCGAAATTACACGCATAAACTGCATAGCCAGAAATCCAAATATGCTAAACTTTTTCTTCCCCATAATAAATTGCATATGATTTAACCAAGGTCTAGTTATTAATTTATAGGTTACATACCCTATGTTTTTATTTAAAACAAGAAAGTCCTGAATAGGGTTTGTTAATATCACGTATCCTGACCAGAATTTATCTGCCCCTCTTTCATGCTTTTGAAAACGAATTCTAAACCTAGGAAAATCTAAGAACTCATCTTTTGTAATAAATGAAGATCTATATGCTGCTGTCGATAGATTACACCCATAGCTGGTTATTGAATCTATTGGGTCAACAACATCTAGCAGCGTGCCTCCGGCAAAGCTTATAGCGCCTGTTACATCTTTTACCAAATCCAGAGCCTCTTCACCAAGGTCACCTAAGGCCTCAAGGGCAATATCCGTAGGTTTGAACGCAAAATCAACTATTTGGCTTACTTGTTTGTCAGCTAAAACTCTTACTAGTGAGCCACTACCAGGCATAAAACTATTTAATGATTGGTAAACAAACTCCTTAGCTGCAGCATTTCTGGCGTCTTTAACATTCCCTCCATTAATTAATGTCCCTATGCCTACTATTAATTCAGCCCCATATTCATTAGCAATTTGCTTTGTTGCATCATTAACAAGTTTATCAGATACACTGTCTCCAAACTGCTCTTTAAGCTCTTTCTCTACCGTTTTTTTAATCTTTTTTTCTACAGATTTTTGAGCTAACTCTTTAGCTTTATCTACACCTTTATTTTCAATATAATCAACGGGGTCTTTAGCGAAGTCAATTAACTCCTTTATATCTTCAGTCCCAATATCACTATATTGACTTAATGCCGAATTTAACTTATCTTCTCCATGCTTCTCTAAAGCCCCTGCAGGATCAAGATAAAAATCGTTAAGATCCTTTAACTTAATACCTTCGGCATCCGTCCCTTTAGTTACATTAGACCATTCAGATTCAAGCCTATCGCTGACATCTATTGCCCCCCCCCCATAGGTACCTATTTGACCGAAACTTCCGTCATCTTGCTCGATAGATATCCCATTTGTTAAATCTCCACCAATACCAGTAGATAATTGAACTTTCCCATCATTTGAAGATGGGAAATCAATATCAGGTAAGTTAATCCTAGGTAAGTCTATATCTGGAGCCTGTATATCTGGAGCTTCTATATCTGGAGCTTCTATATCTGGAGCCTGTATATCTGGAGCCTGTATATCGGGAGCTTGTATATCGGGAGCCTGTATATCGGGAGCCTGTATATCTGGAGCTTGTATATCGGGAGCCTGTATATCTGGAGCTTGTATATCTGGAGCTTCTATATCTGGAGCCTGTATATCTGGAGCTTCTATATCTGGAGCCTGTATATCGGGAGATTGTATATCTGGAGCCTGTATATCGGGAGATTGTATATCTGGAGCCTGTATATCGGGAGATTGTATATCTGGAGATTGTATATCTGGAGATGATAGACCAGAGAATGGATTAAATAATTTAAAACCAGACCTACCAATCCCCGTATCACTTTGTTTTAATGGGGTAGATAATGATCCACTAATACCTGATTTAGAGGTAATATCAAATAATATATCCTTTTCTCCACCTTCATCTATATCTGATATCTCGTCTCTAAATAAACTATCTGCTAATGATGGCATTATATACTTATCTCCGGTAGGTCTAAATCTAATCCCGGCAAATCTCCCCCTAATATACTTAATAACTGAGTGAAGGCTGCCTCTGTCGCAAAATCAACAATCTGTTGCTCTCTTGTAATTTGTAATTTATTCTCAAAAACCTGTTCTTCATATTCAGCCTTTAATTTAAATTCCTCAGGCAATGATTGTATAACTCGATCATACTTCTGATTAAGAAGAGCTAAATCATTCTGAAATTGTTGATTAGCCTGCTGTGTTTGAATCTCAGCTTTTTGATTAATTAAATTGCCTTGTTCTTGAAAATTTTGAGATTGCGTAATCCTTTGCTCAATACCTTGTACCTGAGCTAAGCTTTCCGCTGCCTGTGCTTGCTCCTGTATTCCAAGGCGTTGCTCGGCTCCACGAGCCCCTATAAGGCCCTCTTCAACACCAGCTGCAGCTTGTATTTTGTCTATCTGCTGTGCTGCTTCCTGTGTTGATAATGCTGATTGACCAGCAATTTGATCTGCTAGTAAATCTTTTTGGCTTTCTGCTCTAGCACCTATCAACCCTGTCTCGGCCTGTGTAGCAGCCTCTAGCTGTCCTAGTTGCTGCTGAGCCTGTTGGGCTGATAAATCTTGCTGACCAGCAATTTGCTGGGCTAAAGTTTGACGAGTATCAGATCCTCTTGCTCCAATAAGCTGCTGCTCACTAGCGGTTCTTGCCTCAACACCTGCTATATCTGTTAATCTCTGTTCAGCCCCTCTAGAACCTATTAATTGCTGTTCTGCTGCTGTCTGTTCGCCTAATAATCGGCTACTAACATCAGCCCCAACCTGTTGCCCTATAATATTCCTTTGAAATTGATTCTCAGCTAACTGTTCTTGTGTTCTAGCTTGAGCAAACTGTTGTCCCACCTGACCCACAACACCCTCTGCTTGTCTAGAAAATGCAGCATCTGCAAAAGAGCTTCTACCGAACCCTCTTCCTGATTCAGATTCTAGTTGTTGAGACCTTATATCTTGCAAAGATCTTTGCACATTAGATAATACTGCAGCTTCCTGCTTTGAAAATGGATCGGCAGTTGCCCCTCGAGACAATCCGAATTCTCCTGATATTTGACTTATTGTTCGTGCCATAATCTACCTCTCTTTATTTATACTATTATAAGTCCTCATCCCATGAAATACTAATAGTAACATCGCTGGCAGCCCCACCTGATAATCTTGCAAGACATGTTAATGTATCTCCTGGTATTAACACTACCTTTAAATTTTCAAACATAATCTCAGGCGATACCCCAGTAGGTGATATAACCGTAGTTGCTATAACCTTCCCATCTCCTGCGGTATATGTAGTCCCTGCAGTATCTATTAGAGCTATATTCTCATCTTCAGAAAAATACTCAAAGTTTTGAGTCCCATCAATTGTTGCATTCTTCACCACTGTTATTATAGTAGTCTTATTACTTTCACTTGCCCCAGTTAATATTATAGGTATAATTTCACTAAGATTAGGTATGTTATTAAACGTGATTAAATTTTTAATTGTGATTAAGTTTGTATCTGTAGTAGATATATTTTTTGTGTTTACATAAGAATGTGATTCTTCTCTTTTTACCCTTATTCCTTGGGTTGCAATATACATAGAAGCACCTTTTACTGAAAGATCAGTTGTTGAACCAAGGGAAGCTGAGGCCCAACCACATTTTAAAGATGGATTCCTTACAGATGTTGACGTGTTTCTGTTTGTATATTTTAGTTGATGTATAAGTATAAGGCGACCGGTGTCAGGATGTTCGATAAAAAAATTAACTGCACCGAACCCTAGATATTGAAATTCTATTTTATATACATTTCCTTTTGTCGGATCTAACCAGTTAGCCCCTAAACCATTCCATGAAGAAAGATATGTCCAGTCGGATGTATTATCAACCCCCACCTGTTCCTCTGAAAAAGACCCCGTTAACGTACCGGTAGATGATATTGAAAAAGTGCCTGCCTTATCTCCAACTGATTGAGCTAAAATAGTAACTGAATCATCTATAATATCAACTCTCCAGTCTGAAGTGTTTAACTCGAGATACTCACCAATTTCACGAGCGTTAAATTGAACACTTCCATTGGTTACAGGTATTGAAAATATTGTATTATTTAAAGTTAAGGTAACGGTTTCTGCTCCACTTGCTGAATTAGTTATCTGTATAGTTTGTATCTCTAAGGCTCCACCATACCTATGTAATATTCCAAAATTAGACCCATCATATCCAAAACAAAACGCGTCAGTTGCACTGAATAAACCAGCGAATTGCAGACTATTGGCAACCCCCGTTGTAAAAATAGCTGTAAATCTTGCTTCAGCACCCTCTCCTGGTCTATATATTAAAGCTCGCTTACTTCTGGCTACTCCATAACCACCTATGGTTGTACCAGTTGTACAATTTACAAGTGAGTCTGCCACATTTACAGACCCAGAGGCGCCTGCAAAAACTTCTGTTTTATCCCCGATCCCATACACATACATTATTTGCTCAATAGGTGTAGATTGTATTGTATTAACTTCACCAAAAGCTGCCAGAGGTAGATCAGATACAGATTGATTAGAAGATGACCCATCTCCGCCTTCATTTTTTGACCTATGATAAATAGTTTGTAGTCTAAAATCAGTCTGAGCGGATGATCCGTTGTCATAAACAACACGGAAATATCTTGCTGTCACTTTTAATGTAGTTTTAAATGATTCCCCACCATATAGTGTATATTTATTTTTCTCATCCCAGTTAACACCATCAGAAGAGAATTCTAAACTTATACCATTATCAGCACTAGATACCTCCGAGTAAATAAATATAGTTATTTCAGAATACTCTAGAACCTCATCTGGCTTACCTATATATTTTGAACTCAATGAGTCCCATTTTACACCAGAGTCAAACTTACGACCTTCGTCCCACTTTTTGTATACACCATTAATACCAAGCGTTACTGAAGTGCTATTATTATCTGATACAACCCCCGAGGCGGGGAACCCTCTTTGATAACCCATTATCGCGCAAATAGCCTAAAGCCTGAATCAGTTCCAGAATGTGTTATTCTTATCTTCTTTATACTTAATCCACTTAAATCAAACGTCTCTGTGTTAAATAATGTAAATTGGTCACCATAATTTAATCCATCATTACTTATTTCAACTAATATATTTCCGGTAGAACCGGCTGTATTCTTACATAGAATGTGACCATCTATACTGGGTATCCCAATAGATCCAGAAATATCTGAAATAGTAGGGCTTGAACCGACCTGAAAATTAAGATTCTCAGCTGCAAAATACCTATCTTTTGGCTCTTGAAAATCACTTTTAAATGACATCTGGACCTTTCTTTATTTCATTATTAAAAGATGTTATAGCTTCTGATAGTTTTTCTTCTGCTATTTTCCAGCTATTTTTATACTTTCCCTTAGCTTTCTTTTTTTCAAAAAAAGTATTACAACTTTTGCCTAAATCCGTCATCATAGTTACAAATAAATTAGGAAAGAATCTCATGCATATATTAATAAATATAAACTTTCTTCCAACAAATATGCCTAATGCCCCCAATACACCATATATGGCAAGCTGAATAGGAATTGGCAGCGCTCCGATTACACCCCCTAAAACTTTATCAAAAATAAATACAAATACACTTTCTAACATACTTATCTCCTCACTCTATTAATATCTCAAAGTCATTATCCCCAAGAAAACTATTTAATTCTAACATGGCAGCTATTGAATTAGTTATAGCTTGATGCCCCCTAATTACACTGAATCCTTTACCTACTAATATACATCCGTTTGTATCTTTTTCAGTATTCCCACAATGTATTAATATATAAGTCCTGCCATCTACGTTTTTAACCTCATAGACATTTTTATATTTATTAGAGTTATACCTAGAGCATACATAAGATCCTTTAGGTATGCAGCTTATATTTGGCTTATTATCTAACCAGGGGTTCTCTAATGTTAGAGCAATTATGTTTTTTGTTTCCGCATCTAAAATAACACCCTGAATACATTCGGCTTTTTCACTAAATCGTTTCAATATAATCTTTTTCATTACTTCACCAACTTTATAGAAAGTATAAACATTATTACAACCACAGTAAATCTAACTACCTCAATACCCCAGCTAACTTTATCTTTTTGCTCTCTTACAACTTCTTTTAATTTTTTATCAATTCTTGATTCAAAATTAGAAAATGAAACATCTAATGTCTTTTGAATATCGAGTTGTATAGATTTTGATAGATTTCGTAACTCTAAATCTATTATCTTATCTCTGTCATCTAATTTAGATACAAGAAGTGCCATAGTCTTATCAATTACCGCCTGATTAGGACTTCTCTTTAACTCTTGTATATCACTAGATAATCTATTTACCTTAGACGCGATATCTTCAGTCATAGTTAAATATCTGTAGACTCTGTGAATATCTGAGTTTTCAATGCCTGATATGCCTGATCTAAAATTGATTTAGTATTCTCGATTTCATAAGGTAATCTCTCAATTAACTCCCCTTTCTCGCCATCAACTATAGAATAAATACCAACCTGAAGCTGAATATTTGGACCTGCATTAACTATCTTTTCTAATTTTATATAAGAGTCATTAACTGTTATACCTTTAAAACTTACATCTGATTTAATTGCCATTTTTTTTATCCTTTTATGCGCTTGTTACGGCTTCCCATGATCCAGTATATAAATTAATTTTCGATGTCGTTGTATTGTAGATTACTAACCCTGCTGCCGGTGATGAGATGGCGTCACGCTGTGTTGTAGTCATTCTTGGTGGCAGGAACCCTCGTGTTGTTGAGGAAATCTCCAATTGAGCAGTAGAGACTGGTGATGATGATCCAATGCCAACCCTACCTTCTGAGCTTATAGTAAGATCAGGCGTAACCAAAGCCCCTGCACTAAAATGCATATCTGAAGATCCTTGACCTGTAGCAATCATAACATCATAAGCTCCAGTTGCCCAAGATGGTCCAACTGCGTTGGATGACTGTCTTAATGTAAATCCTGGATTCCCATTGAAAACTGGCATTTGTAATACTGATTCAGTTCCTGCGGTAGTATCTGTATTTCTTAACGATATACCTGTAAATTTTGTCGCATCTGAACCTCTGACATCTAACCTAAATGCAGGAATAGCTGTACCTAACCCCACCCTATTATTTGTACTATCAACATGAAAAGTGCTTGTGTCTACTGTAAGATCTCCGGAAATAACTAGAGAGGTTAATGTTCCTAAGCTTGTAATGTTTGACTGTGACGCCGTTTGTAATGTCCCAGTTATAGATGTGGATGTAAATGAGGTGAATCCAGAACCGACCCCGCCAGTTATAGTCGCAGTCCCATCTGTTAATGATGTGGATGTAAATGAGGTGAATCCAGAACCGACCCCGCCAGTTACAGTCGCAGTCCCATCTGTCAATGTTGTGGATGTAAATGAGGTGAATCCAGAACCGACCCCGCCAGTTATAGTCGCAGTCCCATCTGTTAATGTTGTGGATGTAAGACTTGTAATTCCAGTTACAACCCCCGAATCAAAATTAGCTGCTCCGTCAATAATAACGCTTGATCCAGCAACAGGATTTAAAGATAAATTACCGGCTGTTGTACTAATAATGTTCCCGTTAACTGTAATATTATCAGTTACCATAGAACCTGCGGTTATTTCTCCGGTTGTATCGATTGTTCCAGACCCGAAATTCCAATTACCTGTAAATGTCCCATCTAAAATTGTATTAGTTCCAAGATCAATAGTTCCGGACATTGTTAAATTAGTAAGACCAGTAAATGCCCCGCTCGTTAATGTAGCTGTTCCATCTGTTACTGAGCTTCCCTGAACTGCCCCTGTCACAGTAATATCTGCCGAAGCTGTTGTTCCATTTAGAAAATCTTCAACTTCAGCAAATATAGAATTTACCGTTGCCGATTCTAAGTCACTATTAAACACAATGTCCGTAAGTGATATAGTTGCCATACTAAGACTCCTTTCGCATTATTTCATATAATAAATCTATCGAGCTAACAGAGAACCTATTTGATCCTGTAGATTTAACTCCAAAAGCTATTGTAACACCTTGACGTAATTTTCGCTGCTTTTCTCTTGTGAAATTTATTGATCCAGCATCCCATCGAACACCTGAATCCCATTTATATCCAGAATCCCACTTCACACCAGTACCTTGAACCGTAATACTTTTTGATCCACTTGCCGTTTCAGAACCATCTAGGTACCACTCAAGATCTACATCTTGAGATGACTGAAATGATTTTAATGTTATAAGTAATTTATCAAACATTTTATAATATTGGTCTGTTTGTAAATTAAAATCTTTTGTCTTTACCCTTGAAGTTATTGATGATGATGGATCCGCATTAATCTGGTAAAACTTAGAGCCTTTTGCAACAAAAAGATTATCACCGGACTCTAAAAACAATTCCGCACCTCCTATAGTCCATTTTGACCAGCCTCCTGTTATTTCATCAAATACCAATATTGTACTATCTCCATCAGATAGGTAATATTTATCCTTAAAGGCATACCCTGTGGCCATTGACTGGTCTGAGAAAGCCGTTACCTCTGTTCTTATTTTTCTATCTAATCCTATAGTGCTTATAGAATCGAATGTTGTAGTCTGATCCTGCGTTGTTATGCCAGAAAACTGCTTAACCCCATCTCGTGATAAAAAATACAAGAAACGATCTGATTTTCCTATTGAAAAAGGTGCAATTATCCCTCTGGCATTAAATGATTTTTCTATAGTTGCTGTAAGTATAGAGGTTCCAGTAACAACATTTATCCTAAACTCCCTAAATACAGTTAATTGACCGAAATGTGATTCCATTTTTTTTATAGAATCCTCAGTGTTATTATCTAACTGGATAAGACCTGGTGCATTTGATCCTGAGTAAGCTCTAGATGCATCCCAATCTGTATTTGAACCTGTTGGATATTGAATAGAGACAAATATACTATTATTTTTAGATATCCATACACGTTCTAAATGAAGAGTTATACGATTTATTCCGGATTCTAATCCTGATGCCGTAGTAAGGCCTGTCAAAGTATTAGATGTATCTAAAAAGTGAATAACATTTGAATTTGTTGTTAATCCATTAACAAACCACATCTTATTATTATAAACAATGAAATCAAATAATGCTGCTGGATCGAAGTTTTGACTAGAGGCTTCCACCCATCCATCTGTATCCCAGGTTCCCGTAGCATCGTCAGATACCCACGTATCTGTTATTTCGAATGTATTAGTGGTTGTATTTGCTATAGTAAAAATACCATTATAATTTGTAGTTCCACTTATAGTTACTGAATCATTATTGTTCATGCCGTGACTTACAGAAGTTACAGTCACCTGACCGCTTCCGGCATCAGCGAAGGCTGTTATTGATCCGGTTAATGTCGTATCTAAATAAACTAGTCTTGACTCTACGCCATTACTCGCCATTATGTATATTAGGTCATTAAACCTAACTCCACCTAATATGCTAGTTGATATTGACCCATTAATATAAATATCGTTACCAGTCTGAAGAAGTCCATCTATAGATTCAGCCTCCCCGCTAGGTCTAAAAACCACATTATCTGCTACCTGAAGATCAGAATCTGCCATATCATGTGGGCTATCTATAACATTTAAGCCAGTAGAAAAATTATCAACAACTTTCTGTCGAAGATCTTTAGCCATAAGCTGTAGCGCCTCTTGAGTACTGGGACACAACCTGTTCTCGAACACTATTTAATATACTAAAATACAACTCTCGAGCTAAAGAAGATTCATCTGGGACTCTTCTTCTCACCCAATATTTCCATTCACACCATAAGTAAAGTAACTCTATATATTGATCTGGCAAATCTATATATGATGAGCCAGTTGCTGGCTTTGTAGGTATTCTACTACCATATAGGCGATAAGTACCTGTGCTTTTACCGCTTCCAAATATTGATACATTCTCACCTTCTCTAACATAATAATAAGGAGTGTCTGAGCTATATCCGTTACTCTGTAGCTCTTGAAAATTAGTTGAACTCAAATATGTATAGTTTGCTGGTGAATTTGTATCGATATAATACAATTCATCAAGCATAACTAAGTTTGTAGGCAATGTATAAGATGATGAACCATCAGCACTTACGGTGGCATACTCTGGCAAGAGACCAGCTGCTCGACCAATATTATCTAACCCCTGATTAATAAGAGATACAATTTGAGTATCACTAATATTATCCTCTGTGTCTTCATCAACCCTAGTTCTTAAGTTAGTAATAAATGAGTCTCGGGTTAAAGTCTGGTTTGTAAATAAACTAGTCCATGAGAATGTAGCCATATTAAATCCTTATTTCATATTGTAGATAAATGCTTAACCTTTGCATTAAGCGCATTCATATATAAATCATACCACTTATACGCATGATTCTGGATAGAGAAATTTAAATCAACATGTTTTTTTGCATCTGATCCTAATTTAAATCTATAAATAGGGTCATCTATAAGTTTGCATATGTGATTAAACCAGTCATTTACACTATAAGCCAAAAGCCCTGTCTTCCCATCCTCTATATGTTGAACGTATGGTTTACACCCAGAAACTACGGATGGTATTGCGTAGTGTGAATACTCAAGCCATTTTATATTAGATTTTGAGTTATTGAAACGATTAATCTCTGGATCTATTAATGGGACTATCCCTATATCAATAAGGTCTTCTGAAAATACTTTATTAAATTTTTCTGGATCTATCCACTCTATATGTTCACCATTTATTTCTTTATACATATTAACAAAAGCTGCTCCATAAAATCTAAATTTGACATTATCCTTGTACTTTTCCTTAATCATTTTTAATGCCGGCATAATCATTTTTAAATCGTGATGATGACTATCACCACCTTGCCACCCTATTAATACATGGTCACGCCTCTTCTTTTTACCAGGGTAGTTCATTTCATCTGGGTTAATAAAATTAGGTAAAATAGAAACGTTTTCGTTCCACTTATTAAATGTTAATCCGAGATCTGGGGTTGTACAGGTTATGACATCTGAATATATGAGAGCTCTAAACATCTTCGCCATTCTTGCCTTATTTCTTAAAATATTAAATCGAAAAGCGTCTTTTTCAGAATCGCTTGCATCATTATACTCCCCAAGTGGATCACACAATTCCCCATCTTTCCAAGCATAATTACCATCAGATAACTGAATATTCTTTATTCCGGCATACCTGTAATAACTGTTAGATGGATGGACACATGTAAAATCATCATCAAATTCTGACACAAATAATTTAGGTAATTTATTCTGTATTGCAAAATCATTAAATCTAACTAAAATATCAGAAGGGTTTGTATAATGAAATATAATAACATCTGCCCACTCTACGGCATCTGACATGTACTTACCTATATTCCTCTTAAATTCAGGGTTTGACCAATCTAAACCTCGCGTTTCAACTAACCCTCTCTTCTCTAGCTCAGCTAAAGGCCACTTCAATCTGTAGTAGTAACAAAAACCTTTATTTTTGGATATTATACATACTCTTAACTTCCAACCTTTTTGTTTTTTAATCATATAGATACTCCAAGTATGTGAAATAGATGTTCGTAAGAATGGAAGTGTTTATCTTTAACAAACCTCCTAAGTTCTTTTTTTACTTTACTCCCCACCAGCAATATCCCAAGACCATGACCGTGAGAGAAATTCGCCGATGGATACTGTGTTGATATTTCATTCCATAATCTCCAGACTCCAAAATCCTCTTTCATCTCAGTTGTATCGTGAAATATAATTACACCATTATCAGACATCTTTGGTAACCATGTTTCAAAATCATGTTTGACAGCCTCATATGTATGAAGCCCATCTATATGCAACAAATCCACATTGTTAGTTTCAGATAATTTATTTGCTTTATCAAATGTCATCCGCAATAAATATGCAAACTCCCTATAATGAGAATGCGCTGCCACAACAGTCTTATATATATCATCATCATAGTGACCCGCATGCTTATCTCCTTCCCATGTATCCACTGCATAACACTGCGTGTCTATATCAAGTTCTTTAGCTGCTTGGCAAAAAGCAAAAAATGAAGAACCTAAAAAAGATCCTAGCTCAACAACTTTCTTAGGCTTCATAACTGCCATTAAAAAAAATGCAAACGGTATATGTTGTGTCCAGGCAGACAACGGGGTCCATCTAGGATGCATAAATATTACCGATCTATACTTTTTAGCTAATGGTAAGTCTAAAGATTTAAGAAAATCCATCCAGTATCTCCTTTATGACCTTTAAAATACGAGCGCATGACTGTCCATCTGTTAATACCTCTATATTATCGTAATCACGAGGCATATTTTGATTGCCCCTGCCTATCACCTTAATCCCGTGTGATTCGGCAACTATATCGAATGTCGACATCAGGTCCGAATAGACAACTTTTGCGTTTTCATATAAAAACTGACATTTTTTAAAATGTTCACGACCCATATTGTAAAATCTATTACTCATTATTGGATTTAAGTGATCGTACAAATCCCTTTGAGTATCATCAACAATAGATGTAATGTATCCATCACAATCATAATCTTCGCATATTTTTTCTAACTCCAATTTAGTCAGAGGTTCTTGATTCCATTCCACAGGTAAACTATGATGCTCCATTCTACAATGCTGAGGCGCATATACAAGTTTAGATGGATTTCTACGACGAGGAATTGTCATGTCCGTATAAATACTACCTACATGATAAGCCATTAAGCCGTTTTTTTTTAAGTTATCATACGTCCAATTATTATTACAAAGATAATGTACATCATCATGGAATTGCCTCTTAGATAGAACATGATTATCAGGGATGCCGTGCTCAATCCAAATTTTTGGTCCTGGTAATTCTGGGATGCCAAAATCTAATGTCCAAAAAATATTGCATCTTAGAGCTACTTCTGAAGGTATCCAATCAATGCATGGGTGACTCATACTACACTTTTATGAAAAAGATACGGGTGATACCTTGATGCCCATTTCATAAGTTCTTTTTTATCACTACGTATCTCTTTAGGTAATAGAAGAAAAGCTTCCTGAGGTATATCGACCTCATGCTTAAAGTTAGAGCCTACGGACCAGCCTCTGTCATGGATGTAATCTGATTTTTTTTCATCAAGATACTCTCTGTTTTTAGGGTTTTTCATCCACTTTTTAACAAGCTGATTAGCCATCTCTACCTTTTGATCAAAATCAGACATCTCTGGATTTATTCGTGACAGGTCCACATCTGAAGCTATAGCCAATTCTTGTAAAGTAAACATGGTTATATTCTATAACAATGTTATTACATATTCAATAAAAAAAGGCGACAGTCTTTCAACTCGTCGCCTTTTAAAGAATCTCTAAGGTTAAATTATAACTTATGAAGCTGTAATTTTACCGCCAGCCTTCTCTGTCTTACCATCCAATGTTAGCTCACCAACAATAGCAATACGAGTGCTATCAGTAGTCTTTGCTAATTTGAATTGTGTAAAACGTCTTAAATATGAAACTTCCCACATATCTAGAGCTACCGCTAGAATATTTGCGTCAGGAACGTATCTATCAAGAATGACATTTACTGTACCAAAATCTGAATCATATACGTTAATTGATAAAATTTGTGTTTTGCGCTCGGCCTCAACGTTTCGTGTTACTTTAGTTGATAACTTAGAAATTCGTCTCTTACGGTCACCACCAACTAATACTGTGTCTGGGGCTTGTCCCGTTGTCCACATTTGGTCAAACATATCATTAAGTGAATCTTCAAAAGCTGCTAAGTTAGCGTCACTTGTTCCAGTCCATGTAGCGCCAGTAATATCTGCTGTGGCTGTATTTGTGGTGATCTTTGCCACAAGACCATTGAGTTTACGTGCAACCGCTGTTGTCCCAGAAGCTGAGACACCTTGAATGAAAGCCTCTTCAACGTCAGTCGCAAGTTCAGTAAAACGTTTCTTAACCTGATAAGCAAGCTCTGATTTAACACCGCCATATTTGAGAACTTCTTCTTGAGTCCCCGTAACATTAATGACTTTATCAAAAATCTGCATATAGTTTGACTCAGTAGATCTAGTGCCAATTGTATCATCTGAAAATGTACCACCTTCTGCTAATGCATTGTCCTTGTTCGCTGCTGCTAAAGAATCAGTTACATTCTCTTTTAATCGAGATCCTCCGGCGTTTGATCCAATTAATGAAAAAAACGGACTATCCTTTGGGGATACATTTGTTACAAAGTCCGATACGTCTCGCGCATTTTGTTGAGCTTGATATGTTGAATATAAAGTAGCCATTTTTTTTCTCCTTAATTATTAAAAATCTAGTTGTGAGATTAGATCTGAGGTTATTGTATCCTTAAGGTAATTAACTGCGTCAGATTTATTCATAGATTCCTTGTTTCTTAATATTCTTAACGCTTTTTTGCGATTAACATCATTTTCAGATACTTGATCTCTATTAGACTGCACAGGTTCAGAATGCCCACTAAAAAATTTATCAGGATTACTAACCTGAGATGTTTTTGTGGATTGAGGTTTACTGGCTGAATACATGCCGTAAACTTCATTTAAAGTTACAGATCCCTCTTTGATCATAGCCTTAATCGATGGCTTATCTTTAAGGTAATCTAGAAGCTCTCCAACAACCTCATCTTTTTTAGCTTTTAACTCTGGCTTACTATCAAAGAAGTTGTCTTCTTGCTTCTGTATTTTATCTTTAGTTTTATCAGTCTGAATACCCTGGATAACATCAGTTAACTGTTTAACCTGCTCTTTTAGATTTTGGGTTTCAGTATAATTTAACTTCTGAACATCATCCATATACTCCGTAGGATCAACCTCCGTATCTATATCTCCATTATTATTATTTAAATCTTTAAAGGCTGATATTTGACCTTTTAGTTCAGCAAACTGTTCTTTTAGAGCCTGCATCTCCTGTGTAGCATCATCCCTTTGCTTCTTCATCTTCTCTAAACGAATAGAAGCATTAGGTATATCATCCTCGACTTGGTTAAGTGATTCACTTACTCCTAAGTCTGCATCTTGATTCTTAACACCTGGCTGTTTCTGATCAAACATCTCGTTAAATACAGATTCCCCCATTTCTTGTGTCAAAATCTCAGGTGCTTTAATTTCAATGTCTTCAATAGGCATTTTTTTTCTCCTTACGTCTGTTTTACGTGGTTGACGACCACGTGGAGTGTTATTTAGGCAGAGTTTTTCACTGCTTCGTCACCAAGAGTAATATACTCTTGAATAACCTCTTTAACGAACATTATACCATCTTCCTGCCTAATGCAAGACATTATAATGTTAGGGTCATCGGAACTGTCCCTTTTTACTTTTAATGAAGATAACTCATCTTTTATTCCTGAATCTATTAATCTCCAGCCTGGCGTTGTTAATAAATCTTTCATATAAGAAGCATTCTTTATTTTTTCTAAATCCTCATCAGACTGTTCATAAATCAATTTGTCTTAAGCTCCTCTTTCTCAATAGGACCAGGTATGGATGCAGCAGCTCTATCAGTTTGTTTTAACTCTCCCTGCAATCTCTTTGCTTCTTCATATAAGTCTTTATTCTGTTCCCCCACATTTTCTAGAGCCTGTCGTAGTTGCTTTATCATCTGAGATTGCTTATTTACCAAGTTATCAGGATTTATAAATCTGGCTAATTTTGGTGATAGTGACATAGCAATCTCTTGTAGCATCGGTACAATATCAAGCGTCTCAATAAATTTATCATTTATACCAGCCACAGATAGTAATTCGAGTATAGAGTCCCGATACTCACGCTCTTTTAAAAATTGAGACCCTGTTGATACATTTATCTTAAATTGACCAACTATCTCCGAAGGTGTTTGTAATTTCGATGTAACTACCCCATCAGAACCCTGTATAGGTATCAATATCTCATCGTCAAAAAATTGTATAATTATATCCCATGACTTCTGTAGGCTTTTTTCAATCATTCTTTTCTCAAACTTTCTCACAAACTTACTAAACTGCGATCTAGTCTGAGTCAAAAGTGTACCCAATGCCTTACCTGATCTATCAACTTGAGTACCCGTAGGTGATCCACCAGCCAATGAAGTAGCTCCAGTCCCAGACTGCATCATGTTTTCTAGTCGAATCTGCTCGTTATTT